TAGGTTCGCCAAAAAAACGAGCAACATTAAACTCATCACCGCGCCAAGGAGTCGCGGTCGCACCGAGCCGGGTGGCGTCAGGACACAGATTCAAGATTTCTGCGAAAAGTGTCCCTTCTCCTGTGTGGTGCGCTTCATCAATGAAGATAAAGTCAGGACGGAAACCATTTCGCACGTACGTTACGGCCGTTTGCACTGTAGCTATGGTCAGTCCTGAGAGATACTGTGGCTTTTCTAAACCTTGCAGTTGCTGAGTAGGAATATCCTTAGGTAAATGACGCCAGAGGGCTCTTTCCAATTGATCAACTAGATCTCTCGTATGGGCCAGTACTAGCACTTGAGCGTCTGGTTTTTTTGAAAAGAACCAGTCTATAACGGTACCCGCAATAACAGTTTTCCCTAACCCAGTAGCGAGTACTAGGAAAGCCGAATTACGCTTTTCGATGTCGTGCCGAGCGGCTTGAAACGCCTCGACTTGGTACGGGCGGAGGTCGGGTGTTGAAAATCTTTGCAAGCACTGTTGATCGTTGAAGAGTTGCAATAGATTTTGATAGTCCCACAAGCCGATATTAACTCCGGTTGCGCGCTCTAACTGCGATGCTCGAGACTTCGCATTTCGCGTGAAGCGGCCGTTCGTGACAACAGCTCCCCTGTTGCCAAGAAAAATCTGCAACCCATTCCGAAGCTCATTCACCGCTTCCGAATCAACCGGTGCAGATCTCTTAGATTTAGCTTGAAACACCCACCTTTCGCCCCTTCGCAGAGCGATTATGTCCGCTCCACCATCTCCGGAGCCATCAATATTGCTAACTTCTGCGAAAGACAAATGCCAGAGCAGGCGCTCTACAAGCCGATTGAAAGCAGGCGGCGGCGCCTCCTGAAGATTTGAGCCAAAAAATAAATTGCTATTCAAGGCAGCAAATCTTCGGAGTTTATTTGTTCATCGAGAATATCGAGGCTAATTTGAACCAACTGCATATCATGTTTCTGTCGCATGAGCTCGTCCTGCTGAAAAGCTGAAATACTGAGTAGGGATCGAACAATCATTCCGATGATCCTGTCCCGCGAAGGCCCAGTTCGGTGCGAAAGCGACGGTTTGAAAACTACACCATCGAAAAGTTGTGTTGCCTGCACTTCAACAATCTTGGCTAACGTTTCAGGCCCAAGAAACAAAACAAACCGACCATCATCAATGATCTCTTCCAACCTCTGCATCGGAAGCCTCAGCGCAGCCAATTCCTCGACAGTTTGCTTTTCTGAACTGTCAAGCAAGTTCCAGAATGAAGAAGAGTCATCCGCCACCACAGTAAGTGCGAGCGTTCGGACTCTATCCAATGTCTTATCTATGCGCTCCAACACGGCCGGCGTTGTAACTTTCAAGTCTGCGACTTCCTGGACCATCTCTGAATACACACTTGCCACTGACAAGTCTGAGTCACTCAAGTCACGAATAAGCCCAGCAGCCTGAATCAATGCGACGTCTCGAACATCGCGTCCAAATTCGCGAAAAACCGGATGCTCACCTGCCACGAACACCTCGATTTCTGTGCCCCTAACACCACCAGGTATTGCGGGGACAACATTCCCATTGTTATCTTTGAGCGTCTCCCTGGTTACGATGACTGAGACATCCCATGTTCCCAAAGTGCGACTCAATTTAAACGTTCCGCTCAGATCATCGCGTCGCGTGCCCAACAACCTCGCAGACTCGAGTAGATCCCGCTGCGGAACTTTGACGACTTTAGTCTCCTTTGACGCTTGATTTCCACCATCGCCGATAAGGTCATCGACAGCGGATGTAGATGTTCCAGCCGCCTCACCATCTGCCACCACAGAGCTCAATTCACCGTCGACCTCATCATTCTTGATTCGCTGATGTCTTGCAGCCGCTTCGAACCATTCAGTATCCTGTTGCATTCGCGGTATTCCCTTGTCAAACAGCGCCGCCCACTCACGTGCTTTTGTATGTAAAGCCCGCTGGCCATCTCCTGGCGTTAGGTACCGCAAGCCTGGATCATTTCTGCGGTAGGCAGAGTAGAGGACCCCAAGAGGTGAATCATTTACAGCGCGTGCGCTCCGTGGCTTGAGTGGACCTGATCCACGTACGACTTCTAAAGCCTTTTGCCAGTCAAAACTCTGTCGATCAAAATCGTTCTTTTGATATGTAACCGGAACATGGTCAAGATGAATCTCTCCTACAATTCTTCCTTGATTAGCGGGCATTTCGATTGGATACTCAGCATCAGTCTGCAGAGTGTCGGGGTCCGTGTATGTAAAGATGGTTTTGTCCTGCTTCAGAATCTTCCGACCATAGCGAATAAAATCTACGCCATAATTACTAGCATCAATGAAGCGTTGAATACCAAGCCACCCCCAGATTCGACGCTCCCTTACATCCAAATTGGGGCTTCCGCACTCTTCACAAATTTCAGGACCATTCTTGCGATCCCAATATCCACAATCAAGGCATGCAGTGGCTTCTGTGAGTTTCAAATCAACATATTGGATGGCATGAACTTGCTGGCCATAAGAAGTCACTGATCGTTGATCACTCCAAACGCAAGGCAATTTAGGAGTGATAGATTCACCTTTGAATGTAAGGACGGCGGGAATTCGTGAACTTAGACCAGGCCGTGAGATTCCGGGAACGCCATCGCGAAGGAGATAAGAGTAGACATCGCCGAGTTGGCCCATCAGCGTTTTCTCGGTCGCTGAACGTCGAAACGTCTCAGCCATTTCACGTTTTAGTTGAACTCTGACAATCGTTCCTGACTCTGATGGGTCTGTGGTCAAGACTTCGAGCGGGACGGAAAAACTCTCATTCCGCTTCAAGTCAGCAAAATCAATGGTTGCCTTAAGCCTTTCTGCTGATCCAGTTTGTGTCGTCGAAACGGAAGTCACATTTCCTAATCTTGCGGTTGCGATATTGAAGCCCATACCGAATAAGCCCAAAGAGCCATAACGATTCTTTGCGGAGTGGCCCGCTCTCAAGGATCGCTCAAGTTCCTGTTCACTCATACCAGAGCCGTTGTCCGAGACCGTCAAAAATGTCCCTTGATTACCAAAATCTTCAATTTCGATATTGACGATTAACGGACTTTCGTGAGTGCGCTGAGGTTGCTTCAGAAGCTCATCCAGCGAGTTATCTACAAGTTCGGCCAAACATTGCCACGGTTGCAACGGAATATCACCAAGAACCTGAAGTAATCGCGGGCTGGGGGTGATATCCAGTGACGATTTAGTATTCATTTCTCTCCAATCTCAACTGCTTGGATACCAACTTGATACCGCTCTTCTCCCAACTGGGCCTTGCCATTTGCGTAGTAGCCAACTCTTCCAGTCTTGAAGGTCTTATTCTGAATTTTGTCTAATATTGGCAACAATGCAAATGTAATTTCATCACGACTTGCTTTCATATTTATGGTGAGATCATTCTTTGAGCCAATAAGTACAACTGTTACCTGGGCCTGGTAACGCTTTCCTTCATCCAAAATAATCTTCCCCTGACAGTAGAACCCCTGGGAACCTGAAGAAAAGAGTTTGAAATCTAAATGGTCAAGCAGACTTCGAAATGCAGTTCGTAATTCATCATTGGACTCAGTTCCGTACGAAGTGGTCAGTGGAGCCTGTATTCCTTCAGTAATGAGAGATTCAAGTGGCCAATTCTGTTGCTGGCAGATTGAAATAGCCACGGACTTGCTTCCTGACGGGTGGGAAAGATAATCATTAGCGGCTTGTCGCACGAGGTTTCCAATATTGTAGCTATTCTTTCCCTTAACAACAGCGTCTAAATTCCTCCATTGACGGTCAATACTCGATGGAGTTCTCCCAAAGCAGTCGGCAATAGCTCTGCATTCATCTCTTGCATCATCACCAATAGAAAAGCTAGCATTGAAGTAAATCGCGGCCAGGACACGGAGTTCATCGATACTCCAGTTTCTGTTCCCATCTAATAAGCGCGAGTCAGTCAATTCACTCCCCCCTTTTACGCAGCCAGTTCTTCCAGCAAGAGCCGCAATTCAACTGGGCAAACTTGGCCAGACTTGCCTAAGCGACCTAGAAGGCCCCTGCTCGCTCGAGTGGACAATCTTGCCTCACTCGAGACGTCCAAAAAATCGATGAGGTTGGTCGTCGCAGATTGTCGACTAACCTCGACAGCTGTTACCAACCCCATTGAAGCAAAACCTGCAGATGGGTAGCTCGTCATTCCGAACTCCGCATTGAACAGCTCGTCTTGCGTAGGTGTCCACTTGAGTGCTTGAACTGCATTAGCTTCAGTGATCCCATCCATGACCCACCTTCCAATTGGTTTTGCGACCGCATTCCCAGCCGCCTTATAGGCGCTGGTGGGCGTTGGAAACAGTGACTCGTCGATGTCAAACCCTTGTAATCTCAATGATTCCGATGGGCTTAGAGTCCGAACTACTCGCCCGTAGTGAACCGCGGGCGGAGAGGCTATACCTAAACTGGAGCCGATCTTGATTGTTGGAACGTAGCCTCGGCTGTAGTTGATTGAATGCGTTCCAGCTGTCCAATAGAAACCCGCTGCTTCATCTTTTGCTTGCAGGCTGATCGACCTTTCATAAAGACTTGGCAGTGGTCGGAATAAGGTCGAAGAGATCGCGGGATCTTTCGAAGCAATTATTAGTAACCTAGACCGATTTTGCGGGAGGCCAAACTCCCGAGTATTTACGGTGCGCCATGCAATGTGTTTAAAACCAAACTCATTCATAGCATCAAGCGACGCTGCAAACTCTTTGCCATTTCTCATTCGCAATAGATTTGTAACATTTTCAGCAACGATGGTGTGTGCAGAGGCAGCTTGAGCCACGCGAAGCATATCGAGAAGTAGTGACGATCGAAGCCCAGATAAGCCCGCTTGCCGTCCCGCGACGCTCAGGTCTTGGCACGGCCAACCGCCTGCCACTACATCCACAATTGGCGGGGCGAGCGTTTGAACATCGGGGAAAACCTCAATGGAAGGATGCAGCGCCTTCAAAACTGATGCGGCGGCTGGGTCAGATTCACAAAAAAGGACCGGCGGTGTGGAGGCTTCTAATCCGCCAATGCCGCTAAAGCAACTCAGATAGCGCACTCAACCCCCCCATTCCTTGGAATTACATGAGTCATTGTAACTGGACCCCTAACCTACCTTGCCCAGACGATTCACAAATACATTAAGTACTATAAAAACAGTAAGTACTTTATACTCGGGCACCCGCCCTCGTAATTGTATTTGTCTGGGAGCAACACGCAAGTTTTGACCAAACCTCGGCGTGTCGGAAATAACTATGCTAACCTCCGATCAAGGAGGTAAGTAAATGAAACCAACACTTGAAACAATGACAGGTAAAAAGCACCTGTCTTACTCTGCACTAGACACATTCCAACAATGTGGTGAGAAGTTCCGGTTGACCAGGGTGCTCAGCGTGCCCGAGCAGCAGGCATGGTGGTTCGTGGGAGGCTCAGCTTTCCACACCTCCACCGAATACTGGGATGCCGGCGATGACCGTCCGCTGCAGCAACTGTGGCAACAGGCATGGGATAAAGAGATGGAAAGGGTTGACCCTGACAAGCCCTTCCGTTCCGGTGGTCGTGCCACTAAGCAGTGGCCCAACAAAGAAGACGGGTCATGGTGGCAGTTCAATGGCCTGTCCATGCTTGAAAACTATGTCCGCTGGAGGCAGTCGTCGGGGTGGGAGTTGTACACCATCAACGATCAGCCGCTGATTGAGTGGGAGTTCCTACTCACCCTTGACAGCAACCTTGAAGGTGATGACACAAGCGACGCGGTTCAGATCAAGGGGTTCATTGACCGTGTGTTCGTAACACCTGACGGTGAGGTTGTTGTTGTTGATTTAAAGACAGGATCTCGTGAACCTGCATCGACAACGCAGCTGGGTATTTATGGTGCAGCACTAAGAAAGAATGGTGGTGTCAACCCCATGCTTGGCGGCTACTACATGTCACGCAAGGCAGAGACACCTAACCTTCGTGCTCTCACCATGTACACCGATGATGTAATCTCGTACTGGTTGTCTGTGCTTGAAGATTCTGTTCGTGAGAAAAAGTTCTTACCGCACGTTACGTCCATGTGTCAGACTTGCATGGTCGCACCGTACTGCTATGCTGTTGGTGGAACGCCACCAGATGGTGGCCCGTTTAACAAAGGAGGCAAGCAGAAATGAGTGAATCACCGTTCTCGTCGAACCTTCGGGTTCGCATCATGGATCACGATGTCCAGTTGACTGTCCGTGGCGACACGCACGGGGAGTTCCAGCTTAACTGGGCTTTGCTGGCTGATGAATCAAAGAACTTCTTTGAATCCGTTCACCTGTTCATCGGTGCAGTCAATGCCCTGCCGTTGGTTAATGCCGAAGTGCAAGCACCACAGGAGCCTGCGTGGGGTGCCGTACCACCCGTCCCTCCCGCACCCGTTGCTGCACCCGCAGCACCACGGGTGCCGTCGTCTAACCCGTGGTCACCACCACCGGCTGCTGAGACCGTCGGGCCTTCGCCCACTTGTGAGCACGGTCAGCCCATGAAGCTGATACCCGCTGGTATCAGCAAGAAAACAGGTAAGCCTTACGCTGGGTTCTATGCGTGCGCTAGCCCTGACCGCAATTCCCAGTGCAAGAAAACCTACCCCGCATCCTAGAGAGGCAATAAAATGTTTATTCCTGACGTTAAAGAACCTGACCTAAGCACCGTTACTCCAGACGTTTCATCTGTACGACGCTGGGCCTCAGATAATAACATCACGGTCGGTAAGCGCGGTCGCCTCCCCGCTTCGCTTGTCAATCAGTATGTGAGGGCCATGCGTTCGTAGTCGGAATAACCGACGCAGTGTGGGGTCACGGTCAATCCACGGTCGTGGCCCCACACAGTCAACACATGGGAGGCAAGTCTAATGCGTAGTTTACATCGTGCCGTGATGATCGGTGATAAAGTAGCGGCAACCATACCCACAGTTTATTCAAGCCTAGCCTCACGGCAGATTCACCCACGACGCGGTGAACTGTCCATGATCGCAGGGCCACCAGGGGCAGGCAAGTCAACACTAGCCTTACACTGGGCGCTCCACGCCCAACGACCCACACTGTACTTCTCCGCAGACACACACCAGCACACCATGAGTCTGCGCCTAGCGGCAATGATCACAGACACAGACCAATCAATCATTGAGCCTGCTATGGAAAACCTTGAATGGACATCCGATGTCCTGTCACACGCTGACCACATCCGCTGGTCGTTTGAATCCGCACCTGGACTCAACGACATAGAACAAGAACTCAATGCGTTCTTCGAGCTGTACGGAAACCACCCCGAGCTGGTAGTTGTGGACAATCTGCTTGACTGCACCCACACCGATGGTGATGAGTGGGGTTCCATGCGTAGCCTGCTGCGTGAGTTTAAATGGTGGGCTAGAGAAACCAATGCGGCTTTCCTAGTCCTGCATCACACATCGGAAGCGGTACACTCTGATCCATGCCCACCACGCTCAGCCATCCAGGGTAAGGTAGCGCAGACACCTGCACTGATCCTTACCGTGGCATCAACTAACCCTGGGTTCATGGGTGTGTGTCCGGTGAAGAACAGGTACGGGCCTGCCGACCCGTCGGGTCAGACGGCATCTTGGCTTGTGTATGATCCAGCGAAAATGCACATAAGTGACCTGGGGACACGATGAGTGACGCATCTAGCAGGGCAAGGGCATCGAAGCGTAAGGGTGCTCAGTTTGAGATCGACCTAGAACGATTCTTTCTATCTCATCTGCTTAATGCGACACGTCTAGTTCGACGTGGCAAGGATGATGAGGGCGACATCATCATCAGAGTGCATGACCTTGCCTTGATCCTTGAGGCTAAGAACGAGAAGGCCATTAACCTGTCGGGTTACATGAAGGAAGCCACCAGCGAGGCGCTAAGGTGGCAGGCACGCAACACCGGTATGCCCGCATCCTTAGTGATCGGTGCCGCTGCGGTGAAGCGACGTAACAGTGGAGTATCTAAATCTTACATCGTCATGGAGGCTGATGACTTTGCAGAAATCCTCTTACACTTACAAAGAAGGTGACCTATGGAAAGTGTTAGAGCACTACGGGTGGGTTGTGCCGGCACCAAGGGGTGTATGGCAGACCATCCGGTGTGGTCTACACGAGGACAGGACACCATCGTGTCGGGCAAGCAATAGAATTGGAGGCATCAATTGTTTCTCATGCGGGTTCAAGGGAACAACCGTCGGGCTTATTCAACAGGTAGAGGGGTGTGGTTGGGGTGAGGCTTACCGACTCTGCGAGGAAATTGTTGGAGGAGACAGTTACCAGGGCGGAGACTCACGTTCATCAGGTGGGAGAATATCTTTTAAGTCGGGGAATAACAGATCAGGTGGCGCATACATACCGCTTAGGGTTCGTGACCGGTGACAACCCAGGCGACAACGACTACAGCCATAGGCTATCCATCCCCTACCTGACCCCCGCTGGCCCCGTGGACATCAGATACCGTGCCATAGGTGAACAGTCACCTAAGTACCTGTCGCGCCCCGGCGCTGCCACGAAACTATTCAACGTCAAAGACTTGCTCATCAGGTCAACCGTCTTATTCCTTTGCGAAGGAGAGATCGACACCATCACGGCGTCAGGATTGTGTGGCCTGCCCACCGTCGGCGTGCCGGGAGCTAACTCGTGGCAGTCACACTTCAAACTATTGATGTCTGATTATGCTAGAGTGGTCGTGTTATGCGATGGCGACGAGGCTGGGAGACAGTTTGGCAAGACAGTGTGCAAAGAGGTAGACTCAGCCATAGCTGTGTCTATGCCATCCGGCATGGACGTTAACGATGTGTACATGTCCGGTGGACGTGACGCAGTGAGACAACAGGTGGGCGTATGAAGAAAAAGCAGCATGAGGATACGCCTATCGCCCGCATCCTTGGCGAGGTCGAACAC